GAAGGCGGCCAGCTCCTGCCGGGCCTGCCTCAGCTTCACGGCGCTGGCCGCGGTGTCAGCCCCGGCGGCGTCCTCGGCCAGATACCGCCGCTTCCACTTGCGGACGGCCCGCTCCCGAGCGCGCTGCATCTGGCTGATCTCGTACCGGGTGTACCTGCAGCCGTTGTACTCGATGTCCCGGGCGTTGAGGGCTTCAAGGCTTTCCTGCGTCCACGCGGGCGGGCTTCCCAGCTCCGGGAACACCACGAAGAAGGTGTGACGGCTCCTAACAGTTCCAACCACATAAACCTGCACCTGTTCCATATCCTGTGCTGGATATAAAATCGGGATAGTCAAAATTGTCAGAACTCACTGCATCACCCCCTACAACAAAAAGAGCACCCTTGCGGATGCTCTCTCAGCTATTCAGTTTTTATTACAAATTACTTGCGGCGGTATTCACCAAAATATTTGATTTCGGCTTCTTCTCTAGCTTTTATAGCGTCATCTAAATTTTGAAAATACCCAAGATTTTTACGGTTACCATTAAGTGTTATATAAGAATTCCATTTTTTCTTATGGGAATCGAATGAAACACCATTGCGGCCGCTTGAAGTTGCTTTTTCACGAACCTGATTTTTACAGTTTTTCTCTTGAGGAATAACGCGAATGTTTTTCCGTTGGTTATTAAGCTTGTTCCCATCAATATGATCTCGAACCAATCCGCGAGGGCAATCTGGAAAAGCTGTGACATGGAATAAAATACACTTTTTTGCGCCATAATCTTTGGATGCGGCATAGCCGAGTGTGTTTTCGTACCAGCAGTAATTTTTTAACTTTTCCCAAATGTCGGAATCAACAAGCATTTCCTTTTCGGTATTAGACATCTTTACATAAACGATACCGCCAACGGTACGAAATGTGTTGAATTTTTTGTTTGCCTTAGAGGTTCGTTCCCTTTGTAGACAGCCGCAGGATTGAGTGTGACCACTTCTTAATTTGGAACCGGCAACAATCGCGGTCTTGCCACAGTCACACTGACATAGCCAAAAGGTGCCTTCTCGGCCATGGTTCGGTGCACGTTCTTTAACAACGAGCCTTCCGAACCGCTGACCAGTCAAATCAATGTATCTTGACATCAGCGGGCACCACCTTTCCGTGCGGCCTTCTCCATGCGGCGGCCTTTGGCAATGCCCAGCAGGAACATATCGATGCCGAATGCATAGACATCGGAAGGATGCTGCTCATAGACAGCATTGATTTCACGCGCAAACAGACGATTGTTATTGTTTTGCTCACGCTCTTTTTCGATCATGTGGAGTGCGGATTCTGCTTTTGTCATGATAAAAACCTCTTTTTTTCTCTTGTAAGAGGTATTACCGAATGGTATAATAGATTTACCAGATGGTAATTCCTCTGGTGTCTTATAACGCTTTGCCCAAGATTTCCAGTCGCCGGGCAAGGCGTTATTCTTTTTTCAGACCTTCGTACACAAGCTTTATACCTTGACGAATCACGTCCGCTTTAGTCATTCCGGTTTCTTTGCAACAGATTTCTAGCATCTGAACATCAACGTCGGACATACGAATTCGTGTTTCATGTGTTTTAGGCTCGGTTGTTGGTCGTCCAGTTCTAGGCGACATTATATCACCTCACTTTTGTGTCACCGTAAATATTATAACTTTTGGTTACACAAAAGTCAAGAGCTTTTAAAAATGGGCAAAAGAAAACCACGGTGCGTGTGCATCGTGGTTTAGTTGATATTATGAATTACGGCGTGCAACAGTAGATTCTGTCGTACACTGCTTCGCCCTCACGAGAAAGAGCTGTCGGCTCGTCATTCTCGTCAAAGGTCGATGTGATGAAATCATCAAGCTCCAAAAGAAGTTCATCCAGACTTTTGCAGTTTACCGCGCTGGGAACATGCTTCTTCAAAAACTCCTTGGAATCAGGATCTAAATCTTCAAAACAAAAGGTCATTTCTGCTCACTCCTTGGATTCAGCTGAATCAGCTGTCCCGTGTCTGGGTTTATCGTGACGATCGCTTTGCCAATAAGGCGCACGCTTCGCTTTCCTCTTGAATCCGTTTTTACAGGGTTGATGCGCTCAGGATTCAAAACGGTATCACGCATGGCTTCATAGCCAACACCGCTTCGCCGGATGATTTTAAGGTCATATTTTAACTTATCGGGGTCGACCAATGTGCCGAACATACGCTCCATGAAATGGGCGGTATGTCCGGTAATAACAGTACCATCCGCAGTAGTCTTGCCAACAAGCTCGGTCTGGATGCGCTCGTGCGTACTCTTGTACAGGTCAAAACCTGCAAGCGGCGAAAGCCAGCCACTTTTTACGCTGTTGGCATATTGCATCAGCAACCGATATTCTTCGGTATTATTATACCGTGCATCATAATATTTTGCAACGGTATTCAGGCTGGTACTCTGCGCATTGATAGACTTGAGCCAGTCGGTGTGATGCGCCTGAGATTTTGCACTTGCCCTACTGGCTTCACTCCTGCCGAACTTCGGCACGCTGACACGGGCGCTGTCCACACGGCCACCCGTGGCCTGTGCAAACTCTGCAAGGCTTTGGCGGGCTGCTCTCAGGCGCACAGCGCTGTCGGTGGTGTCCAGCCCGGCAGCATCCTCGGCCAGATACCGCTTTTTCCAGCGGCGGACGTTCCGCTCCCGGGCACGCTGCATCTGGGATATCTCGTAGGCGGTGTACTTTTTGCCGTTCCACTCGATGTTCCGGGCGTTCAGGGTTTCCAGCTGCTCACGCGTCCACGCGGGCGGGTCGCTCAGCTCCGGGAAGCAGGCAAAGAACTGGTGTCGGCAGTTCCAACCGCAAAGCCCTGCTCCCGTGCCGTAGCCGGTGGCGGCTTCAAAGTCCGGGTAGTGCTTGCCCTTGTAATCGACCGCGCCGCCCCGGTGGAACTGCCTGCCCTGCCACTCAGCGTGGGAAGGTCGTGCCCCGCCGTGGGCGGTGGTCTCGAAGAACTCCACGCCCATCTCGTCGGCGCGGGCCACCTGCAGCTTGCCAGCTGTCTGGTTCACGCCGGTCAGGATGGCACGGCGGGCGGCCACCTCGATGCTGTCCTTATGCCCGCTGGGATAGGTGACCATGGGCATGTCGTCTGCAAGGCTGTCCACGGCCTGTTTGACGGCGGTTTTGTAGTCGAAGGCACCGGTGCTCACCTTGAGCCATGCAGCGTCCAGTGTGCGCTCAAAGGCCCCTGTGACGGTGTTTGCCGTGGTGGCGGTGAGGTTCTGCCATGTGCCGCAGGTCTGCCGCGCGCCGGCATCCAGCAGGTTGTTCAGGGCGGCGCTCTCTTCAAAGGGCGTCGGCTCCATGTCGTAGTGGTAGTAGATGGCGTCCTCCCGCTCCATGGCTTCGGTGGCGGCCTGCAAAAGCAGCTTGCGGATGGCCGTTTCGCTTTTGCCGCTGTAGCGGGCCAGCAGCTTCACAACATCATTGCGCACCGCTTCGGTCTGCTGGTAGCGCCACAGCTGCCAGTTAGCGGTGGGGGTCACGGCGTCCATCTTGCCGATGCGCCGGGCAACGTCCTGTAAGATCGCGTCCTCGACCTGCTGCCAGAGCTGCACAAAGGCGTCCGGCATCTGGTCGAGATAGCTCGGCGGCAGCATCAGGCACCCCCGAAGGTGAGGGCTTCAGGGCTGCGGTTCTCAGCATCCGCTTCGGCGGCAATGGCCTTGGCATCGTCCTCGCTGTAGCCCTCAAACTCCACCAGATACCGCCAGAAGGGGAACTTGCCTGCGGTAACGTAGCCCCAGTACATCTGCTTGCGCTCCTTGGGGTCAGAGATGATGCTGTCGTCAAAGTCAAAGGTCACGTTGCAGTCGCCCGGCGGGGAAACGGCTGCGCCGCTGTTCCACTGGGCATCCAGCAGCTTGCTGATGGAGTATACCAGATCGGTCAGCGCATTGCCCAGCGCCCGCTGCAGATCCTTGACGGTAGTGTAGCTGCGCTGCTTGCTGCTCCTGATCTCCTCGGCAGTCTTGTCCACGTTCTGCGGGTCGGACAGGGTGCCGTAGGCAAGGCCGCACTGGAACTCCACCCGCTTGAGCATGGTATCCATCCCCCGACGATAACTTTCATCGCGCAGGGCAGGGGCAAACACCTCGTAAAGGTTCCGGCCATTGGCCCCGGAGCTGCCGTTCAACCAGTTGCGGTAAAGGCGCTGCTCACGCTGCGGCATAACTCTCTCGCCGTTGATGTCGGGCCGCAGGGCGGTCTGGTCAACGTCAAGGGCCAGCTGCCCGCCGTCATACTCCCACAACAGCCGCCCATACTGTTCATCGGCATCATGGATGGTGTCAACAGCAGCGGCATAGACGCTCACGCCCAGCGGGGAGTGCCGATCAGTGGAATTGCCGCTGGACACTCTGAAATAGCCCCAAAGCGGACGGTCTACACCGGAAAACTCAGTGTGCGGGGAGATCGCGGACCATTCCGGCACATCGGTCAGCGGGACTTCAATGCCGAGGTCTGCACTGGTCATGGAACGGAACGCCTTGACCGTGATGCTGTGCGTGCTGCCGGAAAACTCGTGATCTTCCAGACGGGTATAAATGCGGTTGCCGCGCACCAGATGGTCATAAAAAATAGCCCCGGTCATGCGGCCAGAGCTATCAAAGCGGGTAGGGCAGAAGCAGTCACCCTGCACAGCATCGATCTGGATGCAGCCCTGTGCATCGAGGAAAGGCCGGAACAGGATGCCGCCCAGCGCACAGCCGTATTCCACCGGGGTGCGCAGATCTGCAATGAAAGGCTGCAGCATGGTGCTGATGCTGTCGGCGCGGGCACTGCCGGAAACAATGCATTCCATTTCCAGCGTGGTCAGACGGGCCAGCTCCGATGCAACACTCTGGGCCAGCTTCAGGCTGTGCAGGGCGTTCTTGCCG